TAAATTATTAGGAAGTTTAACATTAAATAATTCATCTGCACCTGTCTGTAAGATTTGTCTCATAATATGGGGATGTTTCATCTTACGTTGTGCTTTAGTAATGATCTGTCTTACTCGTTCTCTAGATACAGAGAATATCTTAGCAATCTCTTCTAAGGTATGTTCATGGCCATCATCAAAACCAAACTTCATTTTAAGCATGGCAGCTTCTCTAGGTTTGAGCCCCATCTCAATCGCGTATCTTATTTTATTTTTAGCCTGTTGTTCGATAAGCTTTTGTTCTTGGTTTTTAGTTGGATTCACAATTTGTCTAAGTTCATTCTCTTTAACTTTAATTTCAAAAGATCGTTTATTGAATCCTTGTAATTGTCTTTCGGTAAAACAATCTTCTAAAGTTGCATCTAAAACTTTTAATAACTTATCACATATAGAATGCATCTTACCTTTATCGGTAAAAGGTTTTACTTTACCTGCTATCAGCTCACCAAGTTGTTGGTAAGCAAGGCCATAAGTGTCTGCAAAACTTTTAACACTCACAAAGCCTTTATCTTCTATTAACTTTAATATTCGTTCATTTCTAATTGTTATCTTTACTCTATAGTCACTCATCATTGCCTCTTGGTTGGTTAGTTATTTTATTCATGATCAAACTGTAATTTGGCCAGATAGATTGTCAAATAAAATTTTATATAAGAAAGTATAGGAGAGTCGCGCATAAAATTAAAATAATAAGCTTATCGTTATCGTTGTAGGGTTGTCTCATAATGGTTTAAATCCTGGAAGTTCTTCCTCATAATAATCCTCTTCAAAATTTATTTTAGAAAGTTTTTTTATTGCAGATAATTCGTTGTAAGCTTTAATCTTTTCATCTGCACAAAATTTTTGTCTTGCCTCGCAATGATCTTTTAAACTTAACAGAATTGCTTCTGGATCATCTTTAATATAAGGATTATTAGTCATTTGAATAATCTCAGTACAAAAAGTTATCATAGCTTTATTAGCTGCAATATGTTTATTTAATTTTGCATATTGTACTTTAAAATGTTCTTTCCTAGTTTTATCGTAATTAAATTCATGCGTTCTAAATTTTCTGTATGCCATAATTTACTCCCAATCGCTTTCTATTTCAAAATTCATTTGATAATCAAACTTTACTTCTTTTAAATAAGGCTTAATCATATTCCAATATTCTTTAGTTGGATAAGCAAAGCAATGATCGGATCTTAACCAATGATCAATAGTAGTCTTCTTAATAATATCGGCTGCTATCAGTTCTTTCTTATTTAAATTTTTTTTTAAATAATTTAAAAAAATATCTTTTGGAGGTAAGTGTGGTCTAGTCTTAAATTTTTCATCATAAAGCTCTATAAGCTCTGGGTTTTGTTTAAGATGTTCCATAGCTACATCCATGGATAATGTTTTCTGTACGGACTCTTTTGATTTGGATCTGTTAGTTTTACCTTTAAGAAACTTAGCTGCATACTTAAAGCTGTTGTCTCCTTTATCCATTGCAGTCGGAGTCCGATAGAACTTTTTTGATTGCAAGTCCGAAGATTCTTGCGATTTGTGGGACGATGGCGTTGCCGAGACTTTTGATTCTGTTGGCTCTATGTTTGTCCATGACTCTGGAAATCCCATGAGGAACTCCACAAAGGTCGGATTCAATTTGCCACCAGGTTCTATTGGTTGACTGACCTTGTTCACTACATCGTTCAGTTTGGCTCCGAACTTTGTTCCAGTGCCAACCCTCGTTACACTCCAACCTGATGAATTCTTTGTTACTGTCTCCGGTGGTGCTACTACATCCATCTGACAACTTGCCGATGGTGTTGGCCACATTATCTTCTCCTCCTCTTCTTTCTGAACTGCTTGTCTCAGTGCAAAGTGAAGACTTATCCCTTGTTCCTTTTTCTTCTCTGCTCTCACTTTCCAATTTTGATAATCCTCTCCAGGATTGGTTTTGTAATCGTATGTGTTTGGTGTTGGATACATCTTCATTGTCTCTGGATCCACTTGTTCTCTCAGATTCGATGGTTTGGTTCTGCCCTTCCTGTGTCCTTCCATTAACTTCTTGGTTCCCTCTGGACTTCTTGGAGGCAAGTGATCCATTGTGTTTGGAGTGGCCCACAATCCAGACTCGGTTCCTTTGGTGCCAAGCACCGATGCCTGAAGCTGGAATAAGGAAACATTGGACTTCGAAACCTTCACCTTCCAAGTCATCTTGCACCTGTCTGAGTACCATGCCGTTTTGGAGGTTAATAAGGCCTTGCACATTTTCCCCAATAACGAACTCTGGTTTAACTTCTTTAATGAGTCTAAACATTTCTGGCCAGAGATATCGGTTGTCATCTCTTCCTTTTTGTTTACCGGCAACGCTGAACGGCTGGCAGGGAAAACCTCCGACCACGATGTCTGCCTCTCCTTCTTGTCCTTTGACATTTTTTATATCTCCTTCTATTGGTATGTTTGGAAAGTTTTTTGCTAAAACTTTTTGGCAAAAAGAATCAAACTCTACAAACTTTGTTGTTTCAAATATTCCAGTTGAATGTAACCCCAAACTAAATCCACCTATGCCACTAAATAGATCTAGGACTTTTAATTTTCTCATTCACTACTCTATTGGTTGAACCTCGTTTTCTATTAGGCCACCTTAAATCTAATTCAGTTACTTGTTCTCCATTGGTCCCATGACAGATTTTAATCAGATGGCCTTGTGCAGTATCATTAATCCAATACTTTTGATAATTATCAATAATTATAGTTTTAGTTTTCAATATATTCTTTCTTTGTTGCATCTCGCATTTTTAAAAATTTAAACTTAGCTATCTTAAGCATTCTTTCAAATAAACTTTCTGCTTTAAAAGTCTTTACTATGTTTCTTACTTGACCATTAACAGTAAATGTTAATGTATTAGTTTCATGATCTAGTTCTATAGTAAAGAACTCTTTGGCTTTAATACGAGTATCAACTCTTTTTAGATCTACTTCTGTCATCATTTGCAGCTCCGTTTAATAATTTTTTTCTAAAATTTTCTACCGAAGTTTTATTTTTCTTGGCTTCATACTCAATGTGATTATGAATTAGTTTAGATATCATAGCTCCAGGAGCTCTATATTTATTTTCACATATTTTTTTTAATAATAAATAATCTTCTTTTTTAATAGCTACTGATTTCCATTTATTGATGTCCATCGTTTTTCTCCATGTTAGGGTTTAATGCAATCACATAATCTTTATCTTTTGGGATCCATCGTAATTTATCTGAAAAAGTTACTATTGTTCTAATTAACTCACAATTTCTTTCAGTGGTTTTTTGTAACTTATTTAAGTTTTCTTCTAATGCATTTACTTTAGAAATAAGCAAACTAAAAGTATTCTCTAATTTAATAAGTGCATTATCGAATTGATCTCCTTCAGGTTTTTGCCCTAAAGGTAAAACATCTGATTTACTTTTTGGTTCAAGTATTATTGCCATATATATCCTCTTTTGTTGGTTGATTTTTTCTTTCCTCTAATTCATCAAAGACTAGAATAGTAGCTATTGTTTTATCTATTGGATAATGTCTTCTACCAATTTTATCTACAAAATTAATATTAGCTATTCCATCTATATAAGTATCAAACTGCATAGAGTCTTCAATTGGAGCACCATCAAAATCGTGAGACGGGATAGCTGCTAATTGTTCATCTAGATCAGATATGATATCCTTGAATATTAGGCTTTTACTTTTTTGTTTCATGGTATCTTACATATATGGGATAAAAATAAATGTCAAATGATATTATGAAATTTATTTTGATTTATACAGTCTGTTCTTTTTTATCTGGAGATTGTCTTCCAGAAGCAACCTCTATTAAAACTTTTGATAATTGGCACCAGTGTACTCAAGCAGGATTAGAAGCCATAAAACAAAGTATTGCATTATTCCCTGAAGATTATATAAATGAACACCATCTTGGTGGACGTTATATTTGCCAAGAAATAAATACAACTTAGAATGATTCTAAAGTTCATACTATTAGGTTCAATTTGTGTATCTACACCAGAAAGTGGCATAAAGTGTGGACAATATATAAAAAATAACCTTTTAAACGCTTCAGAATGTGGTTTTAAAGCCAAACACATAGGAATGACCATGAAGGACAAAATGTTAAAATCAGGGGGCTCTATAGTCGAATACAAGGTACATTGTATAGCAGTTGACAAAAAAGGGTACAATGTTGACCACTCCTTTAAAATATCTTATAATATCTTATGAGAGCTTATCGTATCAGAGCTTCTATGGGAGGACACAGTATAGACCAAGTAGTTGAAGCTGAAACCCATACCGATGCAATACTAAAGCTTTCAGAACAAGTGGACCAAGGTAACGTTGAAATTATCAATGATGGTTTCACGGGAAACAAAAGGGTTCACATAACTTATGAGGAACTGTAATGAGTCCTGAAAAAATAAAGTTGTTGAAAGAACTTCAAGAACTTGAAAATAAATGGTCATCTGAGTTAATGACACATGGTGGTGTTCATACTGGGATGATACAAATAGAATCTGATATTAGATCAAAAAGAAATGCGATCAAATATCAAGATGTACAAGAAAACTTACAAGCAGCTTCTTAAGTTTTACTTGTCTTTATAAAAGGAAACTTTTCCCCTAGGGCTTCTGTCGGCTTTTTAAATTCGTAGTGATTTATTATCTTTAATAATCTTTCTCTTTTAGTAACTGCATAAGGTAAAAATAATTTTGCTAAATGTAATGCTTTTTGATGAGAGCATCTCCATCTCCATTGTGGTATTTTTGCTAAGGATCCTTTACCGATACCTTTAAAATAAATATTACCTACCTTAACAATATCATAAAAATTTTTAATACAATCTAAATCAGACATAGCTACTTCCATAGCTACATTCCATTTCATATAAACTTTGCCATTAGGTTTTGTACATTTGTATTGAGCATAATTAATATTACCCTCACCATCAAATAGTCCTGCTGCATAAGCAATCAAATCTCTATTATCGTGTTCAATATTTCTATTATTTAACATCTCCCCAACTTTCTCCTAAAGCCCAATCCACTACTGAAGGAACTTTAAACTCAATAGTATTCTGCATTATCTTTACTATTTCTTTTGCATGGTCTTCATCTTTAATATTAAAACATAATTCATCATGTATCTGTAACATAGGTAAATGTCCTGCATTATAACAATCTAGCATGGCTTGTTTTGTTTGATCAGCTGAGGATCCCTGGATTAATCTATTCAAAGCCTTATAAGTATACGCTCGTTTAATATTATCTTTACCATATTTAGCTACGGCATCTTCATATTTTTCTGCTACATGTAAACCAAAGTCTTTGGTTTCCCACATATCAAATCTACACTTTCTACCTTTTTTAGTTCTGATAACTCCTTTTTCATCTGCAGCATGCTTACATCTATCTGATAATTGTTTAACAAAAGGTACTTTCTTATTGTATTTTAAAATAAGTTCATCTGCTTCATCCTTAGTTACCCCTAAAGATAAGGCTAGTTTACCTTTACCCATACCATACATTAAACCTAGTCCAATAGTTTTTGCTTGAGTTCTCTCAATACCTACTAGGTCTGCAACTGTTTGATGAAAGTCTGCGCTAGAATTTTTATAAGCTTCCATTAATTCTTGGGATCCCTCATAACCATTGTCTCCAATAGATGCTGCATAGTGAACCGTCATTCGTGGTTCTTGTTGCGAGTAGTCAAAACTACCCCACTTGTAGCCCTCTTCTGGAATAAACAATCCTCTAATCTTAGGACCAAAGTCTTTGTTTCTAGCAGGAATTTGTTGAAGATTAGGATTAGACATACTTAGCCTACCGGATACAGTGCCTCCATTATCTCCCCTTAACTGATTGATCTCGCCATGAATTCTACCGTTGACCTGGTACCTCATGATGGAAGTTAAAAAGGTTCCATGAAATTTATTTATCTCACGGGCTTGCACAATTAATTTTGCTAGAGTATGTTTGTTGTTAATCAACCAATTTTGTGTAAACGATGGCTCATTTGTTTTTTCAGTTCGCGGGTAGTCTAACTTCTTTTTGTCAAAAGCTTTGGCAATCTGGCGGGGTGCCCAGATATCTATTTCTAATCCTGTTTCTTTCTTTATGGCCTGTAACAATTCTTTTTCTTGGAGCATCATTTCTTTTCTTAGTGCTTCAGCTTTTTCCACTTGCACTCTTACACCTCGTTGACGCATTTTTATTAATACAGGAATTAAATTTTGCTCAAGTTCCCACACTGTAGTTAAACTCTGTGTTGCTATTTCTTGTTTAAATCTTTGCCACAACTTTAAAGTTAACTCTGCATCTTGCTCTGCATAATAACCTACATGCTCTGCAGGTAACTTCCACATCTCTGCTTTAGGATCTATACCATGAGCTGCTGCAGCTTCTCTCAATTCTGTTTCTGCTTTTATTTCTCCAAGATAATCTACAGACAATGCATTTAAAGAATATGAAAATCTATTCTCATCTATAAGTGCAGCTGCAATCATAGTATCTATAATCTCTCCGTTTACTTTAATACCGGATGCTTCTAACCAACCTACATCATATTGTGAGTTGTGAAATATTTTAGGACAAGGTAAAGCACATACATCTTTCATATATTTTTTAACTTGCTCTGGTATCATATTACCACCACCTAAATGACCAAAAGGAAAATAACCTTTCCAACCTTCAACGGCTACTGCAAATCCTACAATCTCTCCTTTACATAAAGCCCAACCAGCACCAAGTTTATTATTAATACCATCATCTCTTGTCTCTAAGTCGATAGCTATTTCTTTTGCATTAGATAAATCTTTATACTCACTAGGAGTATTCCATAATGCTTTTTTAAATGTCAGTGTAAGTTGTAGTCCGTTCATCGTTAGCCTTTATATTATATTTGTTACAGTAGCATTCCCCACAATAGTATTTTTTATCTTCAATAATAACTGCATCTTTATCACATTGCTCACATTTATTTTTTTGTTTTGACATCTTTCAAATGTTTTATTTCTAAATCACAGTAATGTTTTATTTTTTCTAAATCCTCAAACGGTTTACCTTTAGATAAATATCTACAAACATATTTAATTACATTTGCTTGTAATGGATT